GTGCGTTGCCGTCAAGCTGGACAATATCACCCGCAGCTTTTGAAAGCGTCCAAGTGTTAGCCGTGTCGAAAAACTCAAACGGCTCTTGCAGTTTGGTCGCGACATTGGAAGTGATAACATGCGCGGAATCATCCGTGGCTTTCCAAGCGGATACGCGCCCCGTCGTGGTGTCGTATAAAGGAGCAAAACCGCTCATGTGTCTCTCCTAATTAAGCACTGACAGGGTTCTGCGCACCATTGTCTGCGCGCTGAGCGTAACTTACCGTGATGATCGCACGTCCGGCAGTCAGCGTAGCGGTGGCGACGTTGACGCGCACAAATACCGTCGTGTCAGCCGTGGTAGAGGTTTGCCAGGCTAGTTGGGTTGTGGCAGTAGCCGTTCCACGGAAACGCCCGCCTGCGGTAGTGGCAACCCCCGCCATCAACTGCGCGCCGCCAGATACGGTACCAACAGAAACAGTGGTCGTGCCTGCGGTAGCAGCGGTTACTTGGTCTACGGTAATGTCGAGAACCTGCGAACCCTTGGGGATAATCATGACGGCTGTGTCCAAGGCACCAACAACTGTGCCGGTCAGGTCGCCCGTATCGTAGGATTGGCTCAAGACAACCAGGCCGGTATTGCGGCCAGCGCCTTCGCGCACGGTACCAGAACGGATTGGGCCAGAAAATGTAGAAAAGCTCATGTTGATCTCACATGCAAGTTATGCGAATCTGTCTGCATGTCGTCAGCCGGGACTGTCAGATTCGCCGGATTTCCCGGGGTTGTGTGGTTATATCACTTTGGCGAAGATGGGGCAAGCAGCCGCTAAAAACGTACGTTATAAGGTTCGACACAGGTAATGCTTTGATCTGTAACGCTCATGGGTTTTATACCCATCAGGCAAAGAAAAAGCCCCCTTGCGGGGGCTTAAAATCTTGCTAAGTGCTTGATTTTACTGATGTTTTATCAGGTCGAACCAGCCGAGCCCCAAATTCCGAGCGCATCCGACCAGCCGAAGCTATAACGTTCACGAGCTTTGTATCGCACGTTACCGGTATCAAAATCACCGTCCATTGAGGTCGTCATGCTCATACGCTCAAAGTGCTTCAAGCCGTTAGGCACGTCGGTCAACAAGAACCAGGCGTTGGTATCGGTCAAGAAGTGATTGACGCAGTAGCCTTCAGGAATAGCGCCCATCTGCTTGATCGCATTGATATCGTTATCAGTGGTCGAGGTACGCAGCTCCGTGTCCATCAGCCGCTTGGCCACGAACATGTATGCTGGGGGGATCACCAGCTTACGGGGCTTAGCAGCGATCAGCAGACCACGCTCGTCGTTCCAGGCAGCGATTTGGATGATTGCGGCTTCCAGGGAAGTCTCATTCAAGTCCACACCAGTGGCGGGGCTGTTGAAGTTAACAGAACCGTTAACCAGGGGGTGACCAACGCGGGTGCCGCTGGAGTTGACGCCGCACAGAGAGACGCCATCGCCGCCCAGGAAACTGCCGCTGAACGCATTGTTCAAAACGGAAGCACCCTTGACTTGCTTGGTGTAAGACATGCCGCGAGCCAGAGCCTTGGTGTAGCGGGCAGACAGGCTGTCGTACAGATTGTCTTCCACTGCTTCTTCAGTGATGGAGAAGCCCAGAGCGATGGTTTCGTGGGTGTAGCGGGCAGTGAAAGCCTCTTGCGCATTGTCATAAGCAATGGCAGCGCCTTCGTTCTTCACCGGAGCAGCACCGAAACCGGCCAGCTTGGTTTCTTCTTCAAAGCTACGTTCCGATTTCTCGATTTCGTAGATTTCCTTGTGCTCTTCGCCGTAGCGAGCGTACTCCAAACCGAACAAGGCGTTCAAGCCGGGCAGGAGCTCTTTAAGTAGTTGTGCGCGTGAAATAGCCATTATTTACTCCTTAGACGCCAGTGGCGAGGTAGTACGAGTGCGTACCTTGATTGAACTTGACCAGAAGTTCTGGGAAAGCATCAGTCTCGGTGCCGGCAACAACGCCAACAACACGCATTGCCAAGGTGGCGGTCAGTGCCAAAGAAGCACCGTTGGTACCGACAACAACGTTAACGCCCGAGTTGCCCGTAGCAGCGCTACCGGAAGTGGCGAAGCCAAGAGCAGCGTTCTTGCCGACTGCGCCAGCAGCGCCGTTGGTAAGGCTGCCGAAAGCGGCGGTGCCTTGCACTTGGAACACCAGATCAGGATCATCCGCAACAACGAGGAATACATCAGTGTAGCCACTGGTGATGGCGTTGGCAGGCAAGAACTGTGCGTAGTTGGACTGCTTGGTAGCGGGGTTCACATAACGAACACCCAGGCAAACACCGATGATGCCGCTGGTGGTACCGGCGGTGGGGGTGGCTGCCAAAGCAGCAGGGTTGCCAGCAGAAGAAAGCTGGATAACGTCGCCGTTATAGATAGCAGCGGAATTGTTGGTAGACACCTTAACTTCACGGGTGGAACCCGCGTAAGATTGCCCGCCAAGCAGATTTACAGGCTTAAGCCCGTAGGGAGAGAGCGTCGAGGCCATAAAAGACTCCTAGTTAGTTACCAGAACCAAAACCCACGCCCCGGCTCGTTGAAGTTTTCTTCTCGGAGAACAGCGGCATGCGGGGGTCGTTGTTTCGCATAAAGTTGTTGTCTACCGAATCAGTCTGCGCTTTAGTTTGGGCAGCGTAGTACTCGTCGCGGGCTTGGGAACGCTCTTTGGACATCTTGCAAAGCATGAGTCCTCCGATTTCTACGTTTCCTGTCTTGCTACCCAGCAACATCAGCTCAGGATGATCCGATGCCTTGACCGGTTCCCAACCTTCGCGCAACCTTTTGGACACGTTGGTGGGATCTGCCTGGCCAAGTACGTGCGTTGAAACCCAACGATACACGTACCCAGGCTCAGGAGTAGGGTCAGGCAGTGAACTCGGAGGTGTGTACACCATACGAGCAGTTTTTTCGCGTGAAACCAGGTCACGAGGGGTGCGGGAAGATGCTTCAGCCATTTGATTTCTCCATTTTTGCGATTTCAGCAGCGTATTGCTGTGGGGTAAGACCGAACTTGCGAGCCAACGCGACTTGCGTGGACGTAAGTTGAATCTTTCTTGCGCCAGTAGAGCGAGCCCCTGGAGCTACAACGGTTGCTGGCCGCTTGGAGCCATCAACGGACTTTTGGGTATTGTCCGAACCAAAGAAATCCGAAAACACCGAACGCATGCGAGCGTCAATCTGCTCGAAGTATTCATCAGAGCGGGGATCAACCCCCGAGTTCACTAGTTTTTGGTGCAGCCCTAGTGAAAAGCTGGTCATTTCCTCATGCCCATTTGCCCCAAACCACTGGTTTCTTGCCTGCCAGCGCAGTGTCTTATCATCGACCTGGGGTGCCTGTTGCACTTGTTGAGGCGTTTGTACCACTTCTTCTTGCGGCTGTAAAGCGACATGCTTCGCATATTTAGCCTGTTGAAGACGTAGTTTGGCGTCAGCCATTTCCTCTTGCGCCGAAATAATCGCATCGGTATCAAAAGCCTCGTGTGCGGCTTTGAGTTTCTTTCGTGCGTTATCCAACTCCATCTCAGCGGCGGAATTGGCTGTCTCCGCGTACTGTTTGGCGCCTTCGTTGTACTGCTGCTTGAGTCGGCGATTCTCGTCGATCAGGGCTTGTGCAACCTTTTCAAGCTCTTGCTTCTCGCGCAGCGTTGATTCCTTCGCGCGGCGCTCATCGTGCCTAGCGTGCGTAAGCTCTTTGATGCGCTTTTTGACCCCGTCGGAGTACGCTTCCAGCTCATCATCAGAGGGATCAGCAACTTCACGATCCAACGGCTTGCGGCCACGATCTTTTGCCGGTGTGTCGTCGATTATCTCGACTTCAAAGGAGTCATCCGCCTCAACGGATACTTTCTTTTCCTCTTCATCGGGGAACTTAAATTCTTCAGTCATGGTGGTTCCTTATGCCGCAACGCGGCTGATGCCGCGGGGGTCTTGAACTACAGCGTCGATCTGGTCATCATTGAGTAGACGGAACTCTTTGCCGTAAATCTTGAACCGGGTACCTGAGTAGGTACGTACTAGAACAAAGTCGCCCTCTTTACACCAAGCGCCGGAAGGAAACTTCGCGGCATCTTTGTACGCATCAGGCCCGACCTTCAATACAAACATCACGGTCGTTGCGTGTTCTTCGGACTTCATGAAAGCCTCGGCTTTCACAATTGACGAGTTCTCAAACTTGTCGGATACATCTGGAACAACGCAAAGCAGTTTGTAGCCCGTGGGTTGTGGAACCTGCGTGGCTTTTTGCTCTTGTGGAGCATCTTCCGGTTTATCCACAGGTTGAATGGG